CAGTTACCATTAATAGAATATAATGAAGCTCTAACAATGTGTTCCACCAATCACCTTCTTTTTTCCAAGGCTGTTCATCATTGACATATTTATTGCACCACTTAACTAATTTGTTTGTTTCAATAAATGCCTCTGTAATTCTATAATTTTCCCACAAGTCTTTTATCTCAGAAACCTGCTCTCTTATTAGAACTGCTAATTTATCATTGTCAATAAACGAATGGTCCAAATCAATATTTGGGTCGTTCAACATTTCATTCTCTTTTAAACCTCTTGATATAAGGGTAACGACTCTAGATAACAAGTTTCCATAATCATCAGCTAGATGAGAATTATATAATTTAACTAAATCATCTTCACTCCAAGATGAATTTGAGTATATATTCAACCCAACAAGGGAATAATACTTTACAGCATCAATTCCGTACCTTTCTAATTGTTCCATTGGGTTAACAATATTTCCCATTGTCTTGGACATTTTAATACCATCTTTGTCTAGTATCGTTCCATGACAAATTAATCTAGATGTATTTTTAATTCCAACAGCAGATAACAAACCTTGAAATATTACAGATTGAAATCTGATATTGTCTGGGCCAAAAATTTGAATGGTGTCTTTCCAATTGTCATCAAAATCTTTGTAGTTAGATCCATAACCTGCCGCAAAGATATAATTCAACAAAGCGTCAAACCATACATACACAACCTGTTCTCTATCTGTTGGAACTGGAATGCCCCACCTCACACTATCTTTATGTCTAGAAATAGATATATCTTGTAAGTCTTCAATAAAATTAATTACTTCAGTTTTTTTTGAAGCTGGTGTAAAAACTATTTCGTTTTCATCATACACTCTCTTGAGCTCATCTTTAAATTTAGACAATCTGAAAAAATAATTCTTTTCATTCACATCTGTAATTGTCACATTTTTATGGTCTGGACATTTTCCATCAACCAAATCTTTATCTGTTTTAAAAGATTCACATCCTATACAATATTTTCCTGAATATTCTTTTTCATAGATTAATCCTTTCTTTTGGAGATCAACCCAAAACCTTTGAACTTTTGAGTAGTGTGGGTAATCTGATGTCCTATAAAAATTATCAAAAGAAATTTCAAATTTATGACAGAATTGTCTCCATTTTATATCTAATTCATCCAAGAAATCCAAAGGTAATTTACCTTCTCTAATAGATGCATCAAAAATTTTCTTTCCATGCTCATCCAATCCAACATTAAAAAAAACATTATCATTACCAATTTTGTTTCTATAGTATCTTGCTATAACGTCTGCTATAATAAATTCAAAAGCATGACCTATATGAGGTTCACTATTGCTATATGGTAATGTTGTTGTAATGAACATTCTTAACCTTCTATTAGTATATTGCTTTCTTCTCTAAATTTTAATTCACTCTCAAACCAAGACTTAAACGTGCTCTTCTTATCTTTAAAAACATTTTTAATAACTGCTTGGATATGATTATTTGACATTTCTGACATTCTTATCATTTTTAATGGTTCATCACCATTTACACCATAAGAACCCCAATGAAATTTTTGTCTAATTTCAGACATAGGAGTTTTATCTGTAATTGATAGGTCCTCACAATCAGAAACATCACCTATTCTTCTAAAATAATCAGCACCGCCATCTACACCATATTTTTTTCCTGTAACTTCATCTGTATGAACAACAAAATCATGTCTATGTCTACTAGATAAAATATTGCCATCTGGCGTTTTAATCGCATTAAACAAAATTGTATAATCTTCATCTTCAGAATTCCACTCTTCTAACTCCTTTGACTTAATATGCAATTCACTAGTGATATCAGATTTTCTTTTTTCATATTCTGTTATTAAAAACTCCAACGGAATAACTGATAAACCTTTGTTGTCATTATCTAAAACCTGCCTTCTTCTTAGCAGTTCGTTGTGTAAATCTAAATCTGATAACTGTGTAAAATCCATAACTTTTTTTTAATGGGATAAAATTACAAAATAAATTTTATATAAACAAAAAAAACCTGCCATAAAAGCAGGTTTTAATTATTTTTTGCATTTATACCCCTAAACAATGTCTTTACTTTCCAAAAGAGTATATGTAAAAGAATTTCCATGAATAGCTTTAGCTTTATAACAAATTTTCATAAACTCATTAAAATCAGCTATTTTTTTAAACACTGTACAACCCATAGACCATAAATCAACAAAAGTTGAATCTGATCCAGCGTGATGTATGTTGATACCAAAACCGCTACCTTTTTCAGTCTTATTTTCATCGTAAACCATATCTTTGTTTTTATCACGATAAACCTCAAGCAATCCTTTTTGGCATAAAGCATTATATTTACCTTGATGTTTTCTTATTTCGTGTGAACCACGATACTGACCCTCTTTAAGCCTTCCTACCCCCTTAGGGTTCTTAAACCCTATAACTGATTTTTTACCTGGATCTGTAGTGCAAGGCCATTGTCTAAATTCAACTTCTCCTTTTTTATTTTTATATGTAATCGTAATAGTATCATCAAATAAATTTGTAACTTTATCATCAGTATCTGAGTTTCTTATACTTACAATATTAACATCATAACCTTTGTTTAAGTTATCATCAAACCAAACATAACCCTTAGTTTTTACAGCATTTTCAATTTGTTCTTCTGTATACATTTTATTAATTAATTATGATAAATTATTTACATCTGAAGATGTTTTTGTTATTGCTAGATTTCTACCAAATCTTTCTTTTTCTTTAGCTCTTCTAGTTTTTAATCCTGGATATTTATCCAGCAAAGCAGCACTATCAATATCATCTATTTTGTGGTAGGCTTTAATTAGATTGCCTTTTTTTAGTGCCTTAAAAAAATCTGATTCCTTAAACTTCTCTCCAGCACCCATATTGTATACCATTGACACCATAGCATCATACATATCTTGATCTATTTTTGCAGTTATCCCTTCATTATCCAATAGTGCATCCAATTTAGTTTTTGCATCATTAACATCATTTCGCAATAATTGCTCAGCCTGATCTACTGTTATTGATGTAACACCTGGAACTATATCTTCATAACTAGGAATAAAATCATAATCTCCGCCCGTACTTCCCCTAGAAGGATCTTTAAATACAGCATGACCCCAACCTACAGTGTAAGCCCCGTCATCAATATCATAAAATGTAGTTCTTAGTTGTTCTTCGTCTTTTAGTGAATCAATTAACTCAGATGTTACAGAGCTTGGTCTATTTTTGACTTCCTGTCTTTTCTCTATGTTCTTTTCTGTATTTTTTTCTATGCTTGCTTGAATTCCCTTTTCTATATCTATATTCGTATTTATTTCTCTATCTATAGAACTGATAACTTCTTTTTCAACCTCAGAACTTGAATTTGACATAAGATTTGATAAACCATTAAAACCGACAATACCCAAAAGGGCAGTTGCAACATATTTTGTTAGTTTTATTTTACTAGCAGTTGATAAATCTTGTATATAGTCTTTTAAGTCTTTAATAAACTCTAAAGCAGTTACTTTATCCTTAATATAAGACAATGCCTTGTCTATATACTCTTTAGCTTTTTCATAAGAATCTATTTTAGGCTTATCTTTGCTTAAATCCCAATGGTATGTTGGTGAAATATCATCTTTTACACCCTTGTCTGTTAAATCCCAATTATATGTTGGCGAAGGCTCATCCTTTACACCTTTATTTGTCAAATCCCAATGAAAAGTTGGTGATTTTTCTTCCTCTTCTTTTATTAATCTTACAGCTTCCTGAAGGTAAAACTTAGGCATAATTTTACTTTCCATAATCAAGCGAACTTGCTTTCTTACTTCTGCTATTTGTTTTGTGTCAGAATATTTCATTGTATTTTTTTCAATCTGTTCTATTTTGTTATACAGACCGCCAATTAATGGACTTGGGAGTTTATCAATTGAGAACCAACCATAATCTAGATTTTCCTCATCTAAATGAGGCTTAAATTTACCTCTGACAAAACCTTCATAATAATATAACTCCATGTTTTGTGCAGGGAAAGATTCAAGACCCTTATAATTTAATCTAATCTGACCAGGTTTGATAAATAGCTCTTCATAAATTTCTCTTTCCAATGCCTCAAGAGAATCTTCGCCTTCATCAATCTTTCCTGTGGCCATTGCCCATTTTGGAGTTTTATCATTTCTCTTTATCAATAAAACATCCCCAGATTCTTCATCTTTAATTAAAGCACCAGCAACTCTTTTAATAGGTCTTTCTGATTCTTGTAGAGAATCAACCATATTAATACCCCAAAGACCTGTGATAATACCTTCATCATCTACACTAAAACCTACATCTCTAGCTTTTCGTGCTGCTTCTTCATCACTATTTAAAGTAATCAAAACAGGAACATCCCAATCCTGAGGATTGTCTATTCTTTCTGCTCTCCAAAATGTATCAGTATCACTTTCGTATTTATCTGAATCATAATATGAATCAAATATAGCCCAACCCATTTTAGCCCAATCTTCATAATTGGTATCTATATAGTCTTTTATGAATTTTCCTATTTTTTTATGAGGATACTGAGTCTTAACACTAAAGTCAACCAACTCTCCTTTATCATTAATAGAAGCCTCATTTAAGACTGTTCTTATATAATTTCTTAGACTTTTCACATATATAAATATGAATAAAAAAGGTAATTTAAATAAAAAAAACCCATCATTAAATTGATGGGTTTTTTTGAAAGTATTTTTCTATTCTATTACTTAATCTAACTCTATGGTCATACTCATTTCTACCCAACTCTGAATATTTCAAAACAAAACCAAAACTCAATAATATTCTATTAAAATTGAATTCATTAGACCAATGTTTATATAAAGAAGCTTCAAAGCAATATAAATCGCCTTCATTTATATTCATTACATCATTGTCTATGTAAAATTCATAAATTTCAGATAATACACTGATATTACATTTATAATTAATAAATCCATTTATAGTGGCATCATAATGTGGATTAACCTTACCACCAGAATTCATATCTATTACTTGAAAGAATACGTTATCTTTTGAAATTTTTATTTCTTTTGAAATACGATCAATTAGATTAATTATTATTTGTGGAGGATTCTCATTTATAACATTACCACTTGATTGAAATTCTGTGATTTTTTTTGTTTCTGAAGTTTTAGAAATATCAAACATATAAGAGTTGCCGTTAAGATTTTTACGAACTTCTTTAATGTGATGATTATTTATAGATTGAGTAAAATTAATTGACTTTACCCAATCTATAATTTCTTCTTTTTCTCCAGGAAGGAGAAAATTTCTTATTATCTTATGATTTTCAGATTCCATTTATTAAGAAATTCTTTTGGACCAATTTCTAGTTCCATTATGGATAAGTTTTTTTTATTGTAAATAGACATCATCAATTCCTCAGAACCAGCCATTGTACAAAACCAATGAGTTGTAGGTTCTTCTCCTGTTGCAGAGCAAGGTATTTTCATTACGTTTTTATTTACCCAAGCTTCTCTTACTTGTTCTACCTTATCGTTTTCCGTTAAAATATTTATTCTCATAATTAATTATTTATATTAGTTACTGTTATTTGATCCAAATTGTTATAATAAGACAATCTTAAATTACCATCTGAATTTCTAAATATATTACAATTATAACCTGCATAAACAAATGTAGCAAGAGTAAAATCAGTTCCTGACACATCATTTGTGACATCATTTTGTTGGAAATTATCAACTATTGCGTTATTGATAAAATTATCAGAAATGGTATTGTTATAGAAATATTCACCAATAATATTATTTCCAAAATTATTTCCTATTTTATTTCCTTGAGAAATTGAGCCTCCAAAACCAAATCCGTCTTGAATATTATTATAATTGAAACCTGTTCCTATTGTATTGAATAAAAATGAACCGTAACAAGTATTAAATACAAAATAATTACCAATATTGTTATGTGTTGTGACACCGCTAAAAACATTAGGTGAACATCCATACCCTACGTTATTATATCCAAACTCATCAAATAATTCATTACCCTTAAAATCTGCTTTAATTTGGTTACTCCAAAAATTACCTTGAATATTATTTCCTTTAAAGTTATCCATTATTTGGTTGTTCTCAAAAATAAGACCTGAGTTGTTAACTCCCCCAACTGTATTTGTGTTGAAACCATTTAATATTGAATTTTTTCTAAACTCGCAATATATGGTATTAGTATTAAAATCATTTAAAATGTTGTTGTTTTCAAAATTAACGATAATCGTATTATTTTCGAAGTCATTTCCAATCCTATTGCCCCTAAAATCATATGACCCAATAGTTAAATTGGCCCCAATAGTATTACCATAAAAAACGTGTTCAATAGTATTTTCATAGAAATTTGAATATATGGTATTACCATTATATCCGTTCCCAATTAAATTACGATAAAATTGTGAATAACTTTCATTGTTATTATATCCATTACCAATATCGTTATTATAGAAGTCATCATAAATTTTATTATCATTAAACTGATTTCCTATTTCATTATTTTGAAAATCTGAATTAGTCCAAACATTATTATTAAAATCATTTCCAATATTGTTTCTATAAAAAGACCCACCTAGTAAAGTGTTACTATAAAAATCACTACCAATTCTATTATTATTGAAATTTGATGTGATGTAATTGTTCCTAAAATTTTCTCCAATTATATTACCATCAAAATCATCATTTGTTGAGTTATTATAAAATCTGTCTCCTATTTGATTATTATCACAATCATCATTAAATGTGTTATTATAAGAACCGTTACCGATGGTGTTATTTAAAAAAGACCCATCTAAAAACACATTATTAGCCAATAAAAACTGTCCACTATTATCTTCTAAATATAAATTGGATTGGTTACCAATGTAGTTATTTATCGCAGAACTAACATCTAAAGCATCCCCAAATGTTGTATATTCAAAAACTTGGTTTTGTCTTATATTAGGTTGGTAATAACTCATTATACCATCATCATTTCCAGAATAATAAGGTGAGTTAGTAGTTTCACTTATTGTTACACCTGATATAATTGCCAAAGAATTGGTTACAACAGACATAACTTCAAAAAAGGAAGGATTTAAATTTTGTACTGAAACAATCGACCCTGTTGAGAAATTTGAGGTAAATGTGGTACTTGCGTTACCATATAACACGGCAATTGTTCCTGTTAAACCACTTATCCCAACAAGACCACCTAATGGACTATTTTCTTCATATGAATATCCATGATATCTTTTAAATAAAATACTTCTGTTATCATAATCAGTTCTATTATTAAAGTTATCAATTCTTTCAGTGATTCTACCTTTTGCAGGACTACTCGTGATTTCAGTGGTATTCCAAGTTATGTCGTATGTTATGTTATCATTAGGGTATAATGTAGAATATACGGTAGGTGAAAATCCTGTTGTAGATATTGCCAATAATAAAATTGGTTCGGTTGTTCCTGTTTTATAGTTACCTGTAGTAATTGGATTTTTTACATTATCATAGTTTGGTTGGTCATAACAAGCTTGATAATCAGTCATTAAATAATAACTTCCAGCGGTTAGTGTTCCACCTGTGGCGAATGAATATAAATTATCGTAAGTTCCTTCGTTATAGTTTGAATTAGTGAACGCAGAATATGCTATATGGTATGTATCACCACTCAATTCTACGGGAAATAATGTATCCGTTGTTACTCCCGAAAGATATGTTAGTTGTCCAATTGTTTTTCCTGTTAATGCCATAATTTGTTTTTTATTTTATAAATAGTTTAATTTTTAAAGATGGATTATTAATATTCTAAATATTCATTATCCCCAACACTCAAATATTGGTCTTCACCAACTAAGATAGGATTGATTAAAATTTCGGGTTCTGGCGTTGGTGTTAATGTTGGTGTTGGAGTTGGCGAATGTGTGGTTGTTGTTGTTGTTGGGTTATATGTCGTAGTAGTTGTTGTTGGTTGAGGTGTCGGTGTTGGTTCAGGACATGTTGGACAACTTGGACATGGAGAAGTTGTTGTTGTCGAAACAAAAGGTCCGTTAACACAACAAGGGAATTCTGAAACATAACAACTATCATAAACTAAGTCATCCGCAATAAATGAGTCTTGGATGTTGATGTTTAATTTTTCACGTATTGGCAATATTAAAACACCATCATCGTTTCTTAACATAAATTGTCCTTCATATGAACCAACTCTATTAGTGTCTTTTGAGGTAAATTGATAATAAATGTAATATTCTGGTTCGGCGTTGGGGTCTAAGAATGTTTTCTCAACAAATCCTGCCGGTCTTGAACTAATTTTTGGTATACCTGTATCAGAATCAACCATTGAAAAGAATATTGCCGATAACTCAATAGTTTTCATGAAGCTATCATAGTCACTTCGACCATCCTTCACCACTTGGAGTTTAATCACAGGTAAGGTTGCGTTTTTCTTAATGTAGAAATCCATTTAAAGTTTTTATTATAAATACTTGATAAAACAAAATTATTTTTTATTTATCATCATCATCAAAAACTAAAGAAGGGATGTGTAAATTTTGTCATTACACAAATCTTCAACCACTATGGGCTGAAGATAATTTAAAAAAAAACGATAAAATATTAAACTAACTTTCTTTTCTTAATGAGCCGTCATAATGGTCAAATCGATTGTGTTCTGTTGGTGTTAATAACAGTAATCCCGGTTTAATATTACCTTTAACCGTTTCTTGATAAGAATAACTCATTAGTACCTGTTCGTGAGGGTGAGCCCATTTTGTCTCTAAATAACATTTATAATTACCCTCTTTTGTTAATACAATTGGCCAATTACATAAAAAAATCTCACCCAATACATATGGTAATCCTTTGTGAATATGTATTTCATCAAATTTTGTTTTGGGGGAATTGGTGTCTAATCCTTGTACAGGTAATTTAGGATTGTTTGGCCAATGTTTTTGTCTGAAATCTTGGGGCACATTATACCATGAGAATTGAATATCGTTTGAGCCGTAAAATTCACTAAAATTTAATTTTAAAAAATCAAAATTTTCTTTTTGAATAATCTCTAATGATTTTTGATATAAGTTACCCACAAAACGAGGAAAACCATTTCTACAAACTTCATTCTTTTTAGGATAAAATGACATGTCATCTTCAAACCAATAATAAAAATCCAAATCAGTTTCATCAAAATGTTCGGCAACAAATACTCTACCACCAACAATACCTATATTATTTTTTTTAATATGTTCAAAACCATATTGTTCACATAGTTCAAGATATCTTGGTGTTGTTGATAAATCAGTTGAATTATCTAATAAGAATTTCTTTGGTTTCTCTACAAAATCTTTATCGTAATCTAACATTGACTGAATAAGAACCTCCAATTGTTTTGGTGAGTTAAAAGTAATCACGTATAATCCAACTTTTGATGTGTCCAAATTATTAACAACAACATCTTTTGATACTTCCGATTTTACCTCAACTGTCATATCTTTTAAATCCTCAAAAAATTTACCCATTAACCCATTACCTTCAATTTCAGAATAAGTAATTAAATTAGGGTATTTGTATGTCATAATTGTAAATAACGACTCTTCAGTTCCCATCAATCCTTGGGATAATGTATCGTTCATTAATCCATAGTATAAACTATTTATTTCAGAAATAAAATCTTTTTTTCCACCAAAGAATCCTGCTCTTGCAACCATATTAACAGGTTTTCCTGCTAATTCACATAACTCTTGATATTTAAATCCGTGAATCTCACTAGTTGTTTCATAAGGAAAACAAACAAAATGGAAATTCTTAACTAACTTAGGTAGTTTATCTAAAACCTTATCACTTGTAAAATATCCAGGGTGAATTGTATTTGTTAATCCCGCGTCAATCCAAAACATATATTCTGAATTAAACTTATCTAAAATTTTTGCGTCGTGTAAAAGATAAATTTTAGACATAACTAAAGGGTTATACATCTCTAGTTTAGCTTGAGTTGACTCTGTTAACCAACCAACTTGATTATACCAATCAGGATTGGTTCTTATCTTTTGTATTTTATCATAAAAATCATTATTTTTAAACCAAGATAACTCTCTGCGAACAAATTGTGTATTTTCATTACGTCTATTCTCTGAAACAAATTTTTCTAATTCCTCATCACCAAAAATTATCATATTTACATCAACTTGTAAAAGTTGTTGAAATTTATCTAAATAATGTTGATATGTCCGAGACCACCCTTCGGTGAGTTTATCTCTACCTAAATCCCATAAACCGGTTACTAATGTTATTTTATTCATATTTTAAAATTTTTTATATTGTGCCACATCATATAGAAAGGTTTTGGTGTATTTTTTCCTTCATTCCACATAGTGTAGTGATAATCATCGTGTTCCCCAGACGCAAACGCGTTAAACATAAGTGTAACCTTTTCATCGTTATCAATTAAATCGTAGGACGGTTTCATAATTACTTCTTCTGTACAAAGTAAGTTTTTTTCTAAAATTTTCTCAGTGAATTCCCAAAATAAATTTATATATTTCTTTAATACTTGAACATCCCCACCAAACATACCACCAACCGGGTATGGAGATTCAAACGATTTGTTTAATATTCCATAATTTAAAAACGGATAACTTATTTGAGGACCATATGAACAAACAAACATTATTTTATTTTCACAGATTTTATTTAATTTATCATACACTTCACTATCAATTAATTTTGAAAAATTAAACACATCTAAATGAGCCCACCAATTTGTTGGTACGCCTAAATTTTCAGAATTCTCATTGTGAACTTTAGAGTACATCCAAGGGAATATGCCCGGGTGTTGTAAACCAACATCCACCCAATAAACCCTATCAAATCCGTCAAGTTCTCTTTCTAACACATCAAATTTTCCCCACATTATTTCAGGACCTCTACCATCCAAATCGGTATCAAAATTATTATTTCTAATCATTTCAATTTCAGTGTGATATTTCACATCAGATAATTCTAATATTTTCAACTCTAAATTAGTTAAATTATACTTTACTTTAATATCATTAAGTTCGTCATAATTTTTACTATGAGTATAGCAAATAACCGGTAGTCCACTACCAGTACAATGAGAAATTAAAGAACCTTGATATCTTATTTTTCTAACTGGAAGTACTCCTTGAAATGGATACCCCTCAACATCCATCCAATAAGCCGTTACAATTTTTGATTTCATATTTTATTTTTTAATACCCCAAAAATACAAATCTTGTGGCCAATTTAGTCTACTCTGAAATTCATATTCTGAAAATATTTCATCAACATTAATTGATTGTCGAATATCATCTTCTTCTAAATTTCGATAATAATCGTTCTCTAAACTTGAAGTAAATGGACTATCGCTTGGTGATGTTCTTTTTGTTCCGTGTTCCGGTCTACCTGTTGTAGCGCAAGTAAATAAAAACACGCCATTTGGTTTAAGTAAATCGATACCTTTCTTTATTGTTAATTCCCAAAATTCATCGTGTTCAAAACATTCTGAAGACACAATTACGTCAAATAATTTTTCATCATTATATTCGTGACCTCTACATACAACATCTACGTTGTTTCCTTCACCAATATCTAGTCCGATGTATTCGTAATTTGTAAACAAATACCTGTTATTACCATTGATATCTAATGAGCCGATATCTAAAACTCTACAATTCTCAAATTTATTTGGGAATTTGTCTCTAACATACGTTAGGAAATCTTGTTGTTCTTTGTGTGACATAATATATATATATATAATTAAAATCTAATGTGATAATCACCAAGTTTAGTATAAAATCCGAAACATCCTTGTAAAAAGTGATTAAACACTCCATTGTAGTTCCATTTCATCCCTGCTTCTAAAGCCGATACTCCAATCTCAAAACCGTCAGGGTAGTTTCTAATATCGTTATGGATTGAATACCATAAAAATTGTTCCCATCTTTGAGCAAAAAATCTAAATTTATAATTATTTTTAAATACCAAACATTGTTCATTAACAACGTGAGCCTCATCCCATTTATCATATTCTAATATATCATAATCATAAATTTTATCTCTATAGAAACTATTTTCAGGGTCTCGTCTACCATCACCGATACTTGCAGGTCTTTCAAATGCAAAATCAAATCCTTCAGTTTCCATATAATTTAACATATTTAAAATCTTCTCTTCAGAAAACCCGCTTTCCAAAATCCAATCACCGTCAGTAAAGATTACGTAATCAAATTTTTTAAATTCTGGGTCTAATGATAACATTTGTTTTTCATTAGACAAAACGTGTTTAATTGATAAACACTTATAATTTAAATGAAAACTAAATCCACCTTTAGAATCGTGTAGACTTTGTAATGACTCTCTATTAATGTGAATTTTTTCACCTAAATCAGGGAAGTTAGGGTTATTTGTTGTTATAAAAAATTCACAGTTTTGAGTTTTATCTCTTAAACTTGTGTATAACTTTGCGGTTAATTCTTCATATGGCTCACCGACAGCCAAAGTTGTAAAACAATACTTCATTTTATAAATTTATTTCGTTTAGGTAATTTAAACACTGTACACCACTTGGGACTGTTGGTTCATCATTTTCATTCATTTGCATTCCAATAAAAAAAGTTTTATCGTCTCTAGGTATATAATTGGTTTGAATATCGTAACCACAATAAAACACATTTTCGTCACTAATATTTTCCATATAAATTCTTAAAATTTCTTGGTCGGACCCCCAACGTAACTCATCAATATTAACAAACTCAATAAAGTGTTTTTCAAACTCTTCTATTTTTTTCTTAATACCAAATAACCCACTTGGTACGGGTGCATGCCACGGATGGTCTCGGATAATAAAATAATCTTTATTTGTTTCTTCCCATTTTCTAATATATTTTACTTCTCTTTCAGAAATTCTACTGTCCAAATCTCTAACTATTGAGGGACTGTCTTGTAAAAATGAAAGAAATCTCCAAAAATATGGGAAGTGAATTGATTCTTTATCACCTAACTTTATATTTGACACATCCACCATTGTCGCACCTAATGAAGACAGTTTTTCGACATAACCTTGAATTATGTTTTGAGGATGGTAATATATTACGGTTGTCCAATCTGGTAATAATTCTTTATTAATTATAACATTTTTTTCGGCTCCCATGTAATACTTCATTTCAGTACCAAAAAGACTAAAATTGATTGTTTTTATCATTTGTATATATCTGTTACGTTTATTAATTCATATCTTGGTTCATCATCGACCGTTAAATTAACATATGAGTTAAACACGGGGTTATTTGAGTTTTTACCGGAATTTGGACCATCATTGGTAATCGGCCAATATATTTTATTGGCGTTAGATAAAAAACAAGCCCAAAAAGAAAATGTTCCTTGAGCGGCGATTATTGTATTAAATGATGTGATTTCTGAAAAAACTTCAAGTATATCACCATCAATTAATTTAGGGTTATATTTCTCTAATTTATTAATTAATGATTGATGTTTGTTTATATGGTCAAATGAAATATATAAATTATCAAAAGTTTCTTGAGATATAATATTAAGGTAATAACTGTCGGGTAAAACAAAACTTCCGTCGTAATTACTACTTCTTAACATAATTACTAAATCGTTACCAACCCTTTTATCTTTAACGATACTTTTAAAATATTCTTTAACCTTAGTCTTATATGGTTTAATGTAATCATATTTTGAAAAATATGATTGATTTAAAAATCCATGATTTGGGTAGGATTGTATTAAATTTTCAATACTACCTAATTGTATGATGTCGCCATCTTGAATAACTTTAATTGGGTCATCCACAATATTTCCTTTAACACCTTTAAATGGGAATAGGATTTCTTTATATTGTCCATTTTCGGTATCTTCTCTTCTTACTAACGCGTTTTCGGGAGATATTAACTCATACCCTAATAGTTCACTAATTATTCTACAAGCGGAATATATAAACAATTTATTCCCCAAATTTTTTCTTGGTGATGAAAAATGTCCTCCCTCTAAATATGAATCATATTCATCGTAAATTTTAACCATTTTTATAAGTTACCTGTTATTATATCACACCAACCTTTAGACTCACTATGTGGCCATACAATCCATTTATTTGGTTTTTCAGTTGTTTGAAAATCTCTCCATATTTTACAATATCCGTCTTTGTCAGATTTTAATCGATTGATTTCTTCCTTATCCGCATCTTTCCTATATAACTCATTACCATTACTACCCTCAAAAATTACCGCCCAAAAATCATAGTCATTTTCTGGAACTTGAGTAAAACCAACATCAATACAATGTTTAAAAATAGTAGCGTAACTTGCCAACCATTCCTCTTCAGTTTCATAAATTGTTGGATTAGGAGCATAATGTTTATCTAAAGTATATTGTTGTGCCGCTCTATTTGAAAATCTAAGACCTGAATAAATCTCATAGTCTTTTAAAGTTCTTTCGGTTCCAAATCCATAATAACTAAAATCCATTGTTACCTCTTCACCATCCATACCAAATAGTTGACGATTTTTTTTATGGGATAATTCATTTTTCTTACCCCACTCTTTATCGTCGTCCCATTGTTTTGTTCTACCTTTACGGGTGTATTCGTGCCAAATCACAACTTTATGTGGGTGGAATAAATCATATCCGTGAGTGAATGCTCTAACGGCGATTGATATCTCTTCTCCGTGAAAATAAAATTCAGGGTCGTGTTGAACTTCAACGCTAAATTGACCAAGAGTGAATGCCATATGGGCAGAATAAAATCGTGAAGTAACCGGTTCTTTAAGGGTTTCCCATCCAGGAATTGTTTCAGGTAAAAAGAATACCGCCCCTTCAGGAATAAATCTATCAAAAGCCATTCTCCAAGGTACCGTAACTCTACCTGCCGGGTCATTGTCCGGGTCAAATGAAGATACGTATCCTGTTAATAAAGGCTTCTCAAATCCTTTCTTTTGAAGTTGTTTAACCATTTTGATTAAGGTATCGTCCCAATATTTTTCAAATCTCATATGAGAGTCTATTTGTAGGGTATATTCTTCACCTTTATATAATTGTTGAACTTGGTTTCTTGCCCAACAAACTCCTTTAGCGTCAGAATATAAAACATCAATAACTCTAAATCGTTTATCTTTAGCATATTCTGATAAATCATCAAACCCATCCTCAGGATGGTATTGACGACAAATTCCGATTACTAAATTTTTTGGGTTTTTGGCATTCTCCAACATTGATTTGATTGTTGGGATAAGTTGGGGGTCACGATAAGAGGCTATCTGAACAAATATTTTCATGGTTTTTATTTTTAAATAAAATATAAAAAATATTTGTTGTTAATAAAGTATTACCCTTTAGTTTTTTTATGAATAATTCTGTTGTTGGTTATGCGATTGGTGTAGGTGTTGGAGTATTTGTTGGTGTAGGAGTTGGTGGTAAGTTTAGGTTAGTATCACAACAACTTAGTACTTGAGATGCTCCTCCAACAAATAATCCTGAGATATTAGATAATGTTTGTGTGTATGGGAAGTTAACATCAACATTATATATTTCACCACCACTGTTACAAACATATATATTACCACTATCAATAAATAAACCATACGGTTGGCTTGTGGTTGACGTAATATCGACCTCAACTTCAAAAGTACCTGACGGATAACTATATTGACTAAGGAATACTCCATCATTACCTTCATTAGTAACTAATATTTTATTTGTAGTTGTTAATAAAATATCACCCGAAACATACCTACCAACCCCTAGTGTTCCAATTACAGTTGAGACTGCGGTACTTGTGGTAATATCTAAAACAATTATTTGATTAGGAGTTACTGTATCGTCTGTTGAGATTAACTCAGTGTTGGTAATGGAGCCTAAACCATTCCCTAAATTAACACCTAAAGGGCATTCGATAGTTCTGTTGAACGTTGCCGACCAAGGACTTAATGTTATGTCATATTCTAGAATTGTCCCATCATACAACCATAGTTTAGTTGTTGTATGTGCAATATCTGGGGAAAAAGGAAAAGAATTACCTAACAATACGTTAGTATTTGATGATGGAAAATAGGCGTATACGTCAACACCCCCATTAATTAATACAGAACATAGTGGTATTATCGGTAAAGGTGTAGGTGTTGGAGTATTAGTTGGAGTATTTGTTGGTGTTGGTGTTTGGGTTGGAGTTTGGGTTGGAGTTGGTGTTACAGTCGGACATCCCAATTTAAAATAAAATCTAGTTGAATCAATAGGTGCGGTAACCACAACTGTTGCGAAATCAGGAAACGCTGTTGATTTAGTCCAAGAAGTGGAAACAAAACCTCCACCTACAACACTTGGATATCCTAAGGTATTTAATTGTGGATTAAAAATAGCGTTACCCCTAAATCCTGTATCAATAACCAAATTCCCATTCCAAAAAACTTGGAACTTATCTGGTACCTGATATGCATTAAAAATACTTGAAACAGTTCCCACATACGAACCTAACTGAACTGTAATCTGCCAAGAACCTGTAATCCCTGTGTTAATGTTATATGGAATATCACAAACAGTTTCACCAGTATAAATTGGTAATTCTGGTGGTGATGTTGGTGTAACTGTTGGTGTTACAGTATTAGTTGGAGTGTTAGTTTGGGTTGGCGTATTTGTTGGAGTGTTTGTTGGAGTATTTGTTGGAGTTTCAGTTGGTGTATTTGTTGGTGTTTCAGTTGGGGTTGGCGTATTTGTTGGAGTTTGGGTGTTAGTTACAGTATTTGTTGGAGTATTTGTTTGTGTTTGGGTTGGAGTTTGAGTTGGAGTTTGAGTTGGTGTATTTGTTGGTGTATTTGTTGGTGTTGGTGTTGGCGTTTCAGTTGGTGTTGGAGTGTTAGTTGGTGTTTGGGTTGGAGTGTTAGTTGGTGTTTGGGTTGGAGTCACAGTATTTGTTGGTGTATTTGTTGGTGTATTTGTTGGTGTATTTGTTGGTGTAGGTGTTAGAGTATTTGTTGGAGTATTTGTTGGTGTTTGAGTTGGTGTATTTGTTGGAGTGTTAGTTTGGGTTGGGGTGTTAGTTGATGTTTGGGTTGGTGTATTTGTTGGGGTTGGGGTGTTAGTCGGTGTTTGGGTTGGAGTATTTGTTGGCGTAGGGGTATTTGTTGGCGTTATAGTATTTGTCGGGGTTGAAGTATTTGTTGGTGTTGGAGTTAACCCAAGTGTGACTGTTGGTGTCGGAGTGTTAGTTGGTGTAGGTGTTTGAGTTGGTGTTGGAGTGTTAGTTGGGGTATTTGTTGGTGTTTCAGTTGGCGTTGGAGTTTGAGTTGGCGTTGGAGTATTTGTTGGAGTATTTGTTGGTGTTTCAGTTTGGGTAGGAGTATTTGTCGGAGTTTCAGTTGGGGTATTTGTTGGAGTTTCAGTTGGGGTTGGTGTATTTGTTGGAGTTTCAGTTGGAGTATTTGTTGGAGTTTCAGTTGGAGTATTTGTTGGAGTTTCAGTTGGGGTATTTGTTGGAGTTTCAGTTGGGGTATTTGTTGGCGTTTCAGTTGGTGTTGGAGTGTTAGTTGGTGTTGGCGTAACTGTTGGTGTCGGAGTGTTAGTTGGTGTAGGGGTATTTGTTGGAGTTTCAGTTGGAGTATTTGTCGGAGTTTCAGTTGGCGTTTGGGTCGGAGTTTGGGTAGGAGTTTCTGTTGGAGTATTTGTTGGAGTTTCAGTTGGTGTATTTGTTGGAGTTTCAGTTGGGGTTGGCGTATTTGTTGGAGTTTCAGTTGGAGTATTTGTTGGAGTTTCAGTTGGGGTATTTGTTGGAGTTTCAGTTGGGGTTGGCGTTTCAGTTGGAGTATTTGTTGGTGTTTCAGTTGGGGTGGGCGTATTTGTTGGAGTTTCAGTTGGAGTATTTGTTGGAGTTTCAGTTGGGGTATTTGTTGGAGTTTCAGTTGGAGTATTTGTTGGAGTTTCAGTTGGACTTGGTGTGTTAGTTTGGGTTGGAGTATTAGTTGGCGTTTCAGTTGGCGTTTCAGTTGGAGTATTTGTTGGTGTTTCAGTTGGGGTATTTGTTGGAGTTTCAGTTGGCGTTGGGGTGTTAGTTGGTGTTTGGGTTGGAGTTTCAGTTGGTGTAGGTGTGTTAGTTGGTGTTGGAGTGTTAGTTGGTGTTTGGGTTGGTGTTTGGGTTGGTGTAGGTGTGTTAGTTGGCGTTGGGGTGTTAGTTGGTGTTTGGGTTGGAGTTTCAGTTGGTGTAGGTGTGTTAGTTGGTGTAGGTGTGTTAGTTGGTGTTTGGGTTGGTGTTTCAGTTGGTGTAGGTGTGTTAGTTGGCGTTTCAGTTGGCGTTGGAGTATTAGTTGGCGTTTCAGTTGGCGTTGGAGTGTTAGTTGGTGTTGAAGTGTTAGTTGGTGTTTGGGTTGGTGTTTGGGTCGGCGTTTCAGTTGGTGTAGGTGTGTTAGTTGGCGTTTCAGTTGGTGTTGGAGTGTTAGTTGGTGTATTAGTTGGTGTTTGGGTTGGAGTTGGTGTTGGTAAACAAAAAGTTAAACACTCAATTATACCAACATATTCTCCCTCACCAGTTAAATTTTGTACACAATTACCCTCGACACAATCATAAGTGTTACATACACTGTCACACTCTTCAAATGTAGAAAAATATCCTGTACCATCACCTGGGTCAAAACAATAAATACCATTACAGTCCCAAGACGGAATATACGTTGATGTAGGAGTTGGAGTTTGGGTTGGAGTTTGGGTTTGGGTTGGAGTTTTAGTTGGCGTTGGAGTTTGGGTTGGAGTTTTAGTTGGAGTTTTAGTTGGAGTTTTAGTTGGCGTTTGGCTTGGAGTTTTAGTTGGTGTAGGTGTATTTGTTGGTGTTACTGTATTTGTTGGTGTAAGGGTATTTGTTGGTGTTGGTGTATTTGTTGGCGTTTCAGTATTTGCTGGAGTTGAAGTATTTGTTGGTGTTACTGTATTTGTTGGTGTAAGTGTATTTGTTGGGGTGGGAGTATTTGTTGGCGTTTCAGTATTTGTTGGGGTTACAGTATTTGTTGGTGTTACAGTATTTGTTGGTGTTTTAGTTGGTGTATTTGTTGGTGTGTTTGTTGGAGTATTTGTTGGTGTGTTTGTTGTCGTATTAGTCGGTGTTTGAGTGTTAGTTGGAGTGTTAGTCGGTGTTTGGGTTGGTGATAATCCTGGTGTTGGTGTGTTTGTTGGTGTAGGAGTATTTGTTGGCGTTAAAGTATTTGTTGGGGTGTTAGTTGGAGTGTTAGTTGGGGTTAACGTTTGAGTTGGCGTATTTGTTGGAGTTTGAGTTGGCGTATTTGTTGGGGTATTTGTTGGTGTTTTAGTTGGCGTATTTGTTGGTGTGTTTGTTGGAGTATTTGTTGGTGTGTTTGTTGTCGTATTAGTCGGTGTTTGAGTGTTAGTTGGAGTGTTAGTCGGTGTTTGGGTTGGTGATAATCCTGGTGTTGGTGTGTTTGTTGGTGTAGGAGTATTTGTTGGAGTTAAAGTATTTGTTGGGGTGTTAGTTGGAGTGTTAGTTGGGGTTAACGTTTGAGTTGGCGTATTTGTTGGAGTTTGAGTTGGCGTATTTGTTGGGGTATTTGTTGGGGTGTTAGTTGGCGTATTTGTTGGAGTTTGAGTTGGCGTATTTGTTGGGGTATTTGTTGGGGTGTTAGTTGGAGTGTTAGTTGGAGTATTTGTTGGAGTTTTAGTTGGAGTATTTGTTGGCGTATTAGTCGGTGTTTGGGTGTTAGTTGGGGTGTTAGTCGGTGTTTGGGTTGGTGATAATCCTGGTGTTGGTGTGTTTGTTGGTGTAGGAGTATTTGTTGGCGTTTTAGTTGGTGTGTTAGTTGGAGTATTTGTTGGAGTATTTGTTGGAGTATTTGTTGGAGTTTTAGTTGGAGTATTTGTTGGAGTTTTAGTTTGCGTATTTGTTGGAGTATTTGTTGGAGTTTTAGTTGGCGTATTTGTTGGTGTGTTTGTTGGAGTTTCAGTTGGTGTTGGAGTTTCAGTTGGTGTTGGAGTTTCAGTTGGTGTTGGAGTTTCAGTTGGGGTATTTGTCGGAGTTTCAACTGGAGTTTCAGTTGGAGTTTCAGTTGGTGTAGGTGTGTTAGTTGGTGTAGGCGTGTTAGTTGGCGTGTTAGTTGGTGTTTGGGTGTTAGTTGGAGTATTTGTCGGCGTTTCAGTTTGTGTTGGAGTATTTGTCGGCGTTTCAGTTTGTGTTGGAGTATTTGTTGGGGTAGGTGTTGGCGTTACAGATGTTGGTGTATTTGTTGGTGTAGGAGTATTTGTCGGTGGATAACATGTATTAATACAAATATTACCAACATTAATACCGACACCTACATCCCCATATGGGGATTGTCCACAATAATACAAAGTTACACCAGGATTTATTACTGACGATAATATTATTCCGTTACATTCGGCTAATCCAAAATTAAGGTTAAAAAATGTTGAGTTTGTAAATGTAATACAATTACATCCCCCTAAGGTTTGTGTTGGGGTTGGGGTTATTGTTGATGTTGGTGTTGGTTCAGGGCAACTATATAATTGTAAATCAACGCAATTATACGAATCGGTAACATTAACCAATATTTGTTGAACATTGGTTAACTGTATTGGTATATTAACTAGTAATGGAGTGGTTGTTACATTAGTCGCCACAATATAACAATACGTGTTAGTAATATCACATAATGTTACGGTAAAAGGGCCAACCCCACTCAAACTAGTTATTACAAGACTCGTCATTACAATAAATACTATGAAAATTCATTTACCTTAAAGTGAAGTGAACAAACTTTAATCTGTATTTTATCCCTTTTTATTTTATATTTTACATATGAAAAAAATATGCCTTGATTTAACAGAAGCAAAGGCAATTGGGGATACTTTATGTTCCACACCTGTCCTTAGAAAATTATATGACTCGTATAACTCAAAAATTATTGTTGTAACAGATTTTCCTGAGTTATTTAAGAATAATCCGTTGGTTGAAAAGGTATACC